GATCCCTGGAATGTCAAAATACGAGTATGTTTTATTACATATTCTTTGCGCTAAAGAAATGCAAAACAACCATAGTAAAATAGGACTTTCAACACTTTTAAGAGAGTGCGAAATATTAGCAAACGAATATTTTTTAACACTAGAAAAAATAGAAAATGAAAAGGAAAATAATGTTAAGGTTATTGAGATGTAGCCCCAACTTTCAAGCTGTAATAGCCCTAATTATTGCAGCCATTTTAATTGGTTTATTACAAAGGATCTAATGATAGAAGGACAAAACAAATTAACTTTAGAAGAAAAACTTGCACAAAGAAAGTACAAACCCGATTTTATCCCCCCACCAAGCCAGGTAATATTCACTATTGACGATAAACCTATTGGAACGATCCAAAATTTTATTGTCTTTAGTGGATTGCCTAAGGCTGGCAAAAGTACTTTTTTAGCCGCTGCAATAGCTTCAGCATTTCAACCAGGTGATGTTTTTGGAATGAAGGTACACTTCCCAGAAGGACGCCGAAAAATAGCCTATTTTGACACTGAAAGCAGCGATTTTGATTTTTACAGACAAGTTAATAAAATAAAGCATTTTAGTAGTTTAAACAATCTTCCACCCTGGGCGGACTGTTTTACCGTGCGCGAGGATGGCCCAAGTGAAATAAGGGCTTTAATCGTTAATTATTTAGAAAATAACCCAGATTGCCCAATCGTAATTATTGACGGCCTTTTGGATCTTATTTTTGATTACAACAGCGAAATAGAAAGCCGTAAGCTAGTAAACTGGTTTAAAAAACTAACTAAGATTTATAACTGTTTATTTGTAGGCGTACTACACCAGGGTAAAGGCCTGGGCGCGCAGACACTAGGGCACCTGGGATCAAATTGTGATCGCTGGGCCTCTAGCACCTTAGAAATAATTAAAGACAAAGACAAAAAGACCTTTACTTTACAGCCTAGGTTTTTACGATCCAGTGAAGATTTTATGCCGGTCGTACTTATGAATATTGGCGGCAACTGGCAGCAAATACAAATTGAAGGTGAAAGCAAAAAGCCTGAAATAAAGCACCCAAAACAATTTACAGAACTAGATCACAAAAACATAATAAACCAGCTTATTTATGGCCCTATTGCGTACAAAGATCTAATTGCCGAGATCCAAGAGCAAAACGCAAAAGGTATGAACTGGGCCAAACAATTATGTAAAATTTGGATTGATAAAAAGTATATTTATAAAAACACAGAAAATTTATATGAAAAAAAGTTTTAACAAAAACAGTTTTATAACATATATTAATGAAATAAAACAATTTACTGAACTAGATCATAAAAATAATATAAACAATATAATTAATGAAAGTATTAATTATAAAGATTTAATACATTTAATACAAGAAAAATACGGAAAAGGTACTAATTGGGCTAAACAATTAATTATAATTTGGATTGATAAAGAATATATTAATAAAAACAAATCAAATAGATATGAGAAAAGATACTAAACGCTTTATAGCATATATGTTAATGCAAAAACATTTTAAATTAGTAAAGAAAGGCGCCAACTGGCGTATAGAATACAACGGCGTTTTATTACAGCCCGAAGATGTAGAATTTTTAAAGTTAGTTGCAAAAAAAAGCGGCCAAAAATTTGACCGCCTGGACAAAACAATTAACCCTAATTAACTGCTTTATTTTCCTTTCACGACAAAGATAAACAAAAATGGAATATTATACAGCAATTATTTTTTTTGAGGATCACAAAGAAATAACACCAAAAAAATACCGAAATATAAACCGAGTTGAAAACTTTATTGATTTTGCCCGTAAAGTTGGCGGACATTATGTAAATTTATACGAGAAAAAAACAAAACGATTTTATTGCCGCGTCTGGTTGAACAATTAAAACAAAGTCAGCAACCCAGCACGCCGCCAAAAGACCAGCCAAGCGCTGGTTTTTTTGTGCTTGGTATGTATCGCTTAAATAATGGGTTAAATTAAAGGTGAAAAGAAAATAATTTAAACCGGTTTAAGTGGTTTAAAATAGGTGGTTTAATTTTTATCTTTGCTAGCTCACGCGTACGCAAAGATAATAAATTTTAAACTAAAAGTTTAACCAACACACACTATTTTTAAAAAAAAGTTTTTTTATGGAATTTTCAGGTAATTTTCGTAACTTTGTAAAGTATGACAGCTAAAAAATGGGTAGGCGTCCTAATCGGAGCCGCAGCAATTTGGTGGATCTATGGAAAATACCGTTTTAGTCAGGGGGTTAGCTTCCTAATAACTAAAATTCGTATTGGCGGCAGCTTTTTAAACCCTGAAATCAATTTGGACGTAACAATTTACAACCCAACCAATATTTCAACTTCAATTTCAAATATTAATGCAGAACTATTTTTAGCCAGTGGCCAAAAGATAGCTGACGTATATTATAACCAAAAAACTGACATTAAAGCTAATAGCCAGGTAGTTTTACCCCTTCAAGCTGTAACGTCGTTAAGTGGGGCTGTAAATGCAATTAGTGAGGTAATAAGAACGAAATCGGCCAATTTTAAATTGACTGGTACGGCAGCAGTTGACGGGATCTATTTACCTTTTGACATAAATTACAATTTTTATGGTTAGTAAAGCGGCAGTATTAGAAAAGCTGGCGCCTTTTAAAAATTATAAAAGGGTAGTTAGTTCGGATCAAACAGTTACCGATATAATAGACGGAATTGTTGACACGCACTATAAATGGGAGAAGGAATACGACAAAATAAGCGATTATTTTGTAGGTGAAAGCGAACTTGAAACGGCACGAAATATTTGGAATTTTCTAAAATCTAACGTACCGTACTATATTGAAAGCACCAGCAACCAAACTTTGAGAAGCCCCAGCGCTATTGTAGCAATGCCAGGCGACTGTAAAAGTTACGCATTATTTGCAAATGGAGTATTGGATAGCTTAAACAGAAAAGGTATTTATCAAGTACCTTTAGCGTTTAGGTTTGCTGGATATAAAGAAAGTACCAGGGAGCCGCAGCACGTTTTTGCTGTTATGTATCCAGGAACAAAAAAAGAAATTTGGATTGATCCAGTGTTGGCAAGATTTAACGAAAAAAGACAACCTAGTTTTTATAAAGATAAAAAAATAAAAATGGCACTAATTGCACTGAGCGGCGTAGGCTACACATCAAACGACAAACGCGCTGAAATAACAGCATATAGGGATAAACTTGTACGCGATCGCGATACACTTTTGCAAGCTGGTAAAATTACCCCAGGATCAAGTAAGGAGTTGCAATATAAAGTTGCAATTAACAAAGCAACTGTTGCACTTCAAGATTTGCCAGCTATGAGTGGCGTATGGGATAGTGTAAAAGATTTTGCAAAAGGAAATTTAAAAAGTTCTTTTGATTTCGCTTCAAAAGGTGGCCCAACAAATCCGGCTGCAATCGTCGAGGCTGGTTTAGATTTTGTAAAAAATATAACAAGTTTATTTTCTAATAAGCCTAACCCTAACGACTGGCAAGGTTATGACGCAAGCGATAGAAGAATTAACGCGCCAATAGGTACAAATGCAATTAACTGGGTAATTAATGACGGCGACAGCGTACAAAATGAAGCGTTAAATATTGTTAGATATATCCAGGCAAACGGAACTAAAAACATTTTAGGCCGTTCTAGCTGGTTTAATAGAACTATAACAATAGAAGACGTAGCAGATAAATTAAGCCGCGGTGGTTTTCCACAAGAAGCTGCACAATTAGTTCAACAATCAAAAGGAACTTTTAATGTACCAGGTGAACCAGGTACTAAAAAAGCTGGTATGAATATTTTTGTTACACTTGGAATTGTGGGAGCTGGTATTTTCTTACTTTCAAAAATGAAAAAATAATGACCGCAGCACAAAAAACAGCAAAGGCAAAATTTAAACAAGCCATAGCATATAGAACTAAAACCGGCGTTTCTCTAAAAGAAGCGTTTGCACACGTTTACGGTAAAAAAGTAGGCGCGGCACCTAAGAAAAAAGCAACAAAAAAAGCAGCAATTAAAAAGGCCGCTAAAAAAGTTGTAAAAAAAACAGCACCTAAAAAAGTAGCAAAGAAAAAAATTGGAGATTTTGTTCGTAAGGGAACTAAATTTCAAGAATTTAAAAAAACAACTACAAAAAAGCATTTTAAAGGTGCAGATTATTTAGTTGATAGAACAAAATCTGGTAAATTTTTACATTTTTCAAAATTAAGTGGAACAAATAAATTACCTAGTGAATTTGTTTCTTTATCAGGTTATAAAGAAACAAAAGAAATAGTTTTAGGATCTATTGGAAAATTAAAAAGTATTGAAAAATTAATACCAGAAGTAAAAGTTAGAATAACCAGGGGTAAATCTGTTATAAATGATCAAATAAGAAGTTCAAAAGACAGTGCTACAATTTTTAAAAAATTTATTGGTAAAGATAAAATACAAACACAAGAATTTTTTGCAGTAATGTATTTATCACAAAGCAATAAAGTAATTGGAGTATATGTGCATAGTATGGGATCAATTAACGCAACAAGTGCAGATGTAAGGTTAATCTTAGGTGGCGCTTTAAGAGTTGGAGCAGTTAGTTTAATTATTTGCCATAATCACCCTAGCGGTAATATGCAACCAAGTGAAGCTGACATACAATTAACAAAAAAATTAATTGCAGCAGCTAAATATCACGATATAAGAGTGTTAGATCATATAATAATTGGAAAAGATAACCAATTTAGTTTTGCAGATAATAATTTAATATAATTAAATACTTCACAATAATTTAAAAACAAAAAAAATGCGTAGAAGAAAAGCACACAAAAAAGCTACTCACAGACGTCGTCGTATGTCTGGTATGGGTAAAGTGGGCGGCGCAGCTTCAACTGTACTTTATACAGTAGCCGGAGCAGCAGCAGCACAATTAGTTGGTAAAGTATTACCAGCGTCAGTTAACGACAAAATCAAAGCAGCTGTACCAGTTGCCGTAGGTTTGTTCTTACCTAAATTTGTAAAAGGAGCAGCGGGCCAAGGTCTTGCAGCTGGTATGATCGCCGTAGGTGGTTTAAAACTTGTACAATCTTTTGGAGTATTAAACGGTATCGGTGCGTTTGCTAGTGATGTAGATTACAAAGCGCCACAGATTGCAGCTTATTACAACAGAGAAGGTTTAGTTGACAAAAGCTATATGACGCCGTCAATAGCTGGCCTGGACGAAGAAGGCTGTTAATTATTTTCCTTTCACCTTTATTTAAAAAAATAAAAACTTATAACAAATGGCAACTCAAATGGGAAGCAGAATGGTTTTCGAAAATGCGAAAACCCTCGTGCGCGGTTTAGGTTATTCAGTAGACCACGCTAAATTAACACAATCTTATATTCGCTCGGAAGTAGCGCTTAGCACATCTATTGCTAACTACCACATTCCAGTACTTGTTAACGACAATCAAAACTCAACTGGCCCGCGTGTAAACGAACGCCGCTTGAATCTCCAGGACATATTTGTTACAACCGAATTGGGAGTATTTATTGGCGTTGGATCTTCAACAAACACAGCTGCAAAATTATATACATACGGTAACCAAACAGCTTTTACAAGTACAAGTGATGATGATCTTTGGACTATTTACAATGGCTTTTTGAACCTTACTATTAATAATGAGCAGTTATTACCGAATTGGGACGTATTAAGACATTATTTTGTACCACAAACACAACAAAATACAAACTTTAACGCCGCAACTGCAACTTCACCAGCTCAATATACTATTGATCAGTGGGAAGCATCATCAAATGGTTTCTACCCAGTAGAGCCAGGTATCGTAATGAACGGAGCCGCAAACATCAACTTCCAGTTGACTGCAAACGGTGCGCCAGCTTCAATTACATCAAATAGCTTTATTTGTGTAATTCAACGCGGTATCTTATGTCAAAACGTTACTACTGTTAAATAGTATAACAATATGTGCCTGGCGGGCCTAAAACGCCGCCGCTGCCGGTCGGATATTACCGGCAACTTTTTTAATTTATTAATTTAAAGATATGCGTATCAAACGTTTTGAATCGGTTGAAATTAGCGTGCCTAACGGCTCTAGCCTTACTCGCTTCTTTTTTCCAGATTTACCCCAATTACGCCAGGCCAAAATTGAAAGCGTGCAAGTTTATGTTGCGGGAGCAATCAGCGCAACCCCTTTAACTGGATCAACACCAGTTACACTTGCAGATGCTAAAAAATCTTTTTTGACTTTATATCAAGGCGATCTTCAATTAATATATAATATCCCAATCCTAGCTTTAAATAACATCCAAGAGGGATCAACACCTTTTGTGTTTGAATTACCAGGAATGAACGATATTGATATTAGCTGGACAAAATCTTTTATTAGTACCTCAACTGCACTAGCTACAACAAACGTAGCTTACAGTTTTGGTATTTATTACTACTTGTAAAATTTTTATATTATGGCAGCTTTTAGGCCCGAAATATTTACTATTGATGAAGTCATAAACTTTTATGACGCAGCAGACGGAAGCGAGTATAAAATATATGCTGGCGTTAATCCAACGCCACAATATTTAAGATACAATTTTGCTGGCGAAAAAGAAATTGGACGTCAGGAACTTGTAAACGCCTTAACACAGCTTCGCAATAATATAGAAAATTACAATCCGTATTTAATACAAGTTATTAGCGAAGGAACTACTGGTAGGGGCCGTACTAAAAAAGAAATTAGCCCAGTTCTTACCAGTATTTCTTTTCAGCTAAATAGGCCGCAATCTTATTTGCCAATGCAGCAAATGTCTGGCGTAGGAAGCCCCAGGACAGAAATGTTACTGGAAAAACTTATTGAACAAAATAGTATGCTTCAAACAAGATTAACGGCTCTGGAAGCAATCGGTGAACTAGAGGAAGAAGAAGAAGAACAAGTAAGCCCAATTAATGCAATGTTAAGCAATCCTGACTTGCAGCAAGCTATTGTAACTGGAGTAATGGGCCTAGTGGCTGGAATGTTTGCCAAAGGTGGCACAGCAACAGCACTTGCCGGAATAGACGACGAAGCAGAAGCAACAGAAATTTTAAGATCATTAATGAGCAAGGGCGTTACTATTGAACATTTAAGGAAACTTAATGAAATGGGAAGCGCAAAACTTAGTTCGTTATTATTTATGTTATAATGGCCCAAAGTAATTTTTTAAAAGACAATAGTAGCTTAATAATTGGCCTAGTGGTCGTTTATTTTGGATATACCAAAGTAATTAAACCGCTATTGGAAGGCGTGGGCTTGTCAAAAAGTGAAGCAGAACTTGAAATTGAAGCGCAGACAAGTAACCCAGGCAGCCCCTGGAACCCAAACTACTGGCGTAAAGGTGGCGCGACAATTATAACCAATGCCCAGGTGCAAAAGTTTATTGAAACTATCTGGAACGCACCAGGATATATTACAGACGATTTTGACGCAGTTTTAGGCGTATTTAAACAACTTAAAACAAAAAGCCAGGTAAGTTATTTAGCGGATAAATTTAACCAGGTAAAAGGAAAGGATCTATTAAATTGGCTACAAGGTGGCGGCCCATTAAGTTGGCCCGCAGATCGTTTTAGCGCAGATCAAGTAAACCAGTTAATTAAATATGTTAACGGTTTAAAAAACTATTAAGATGAAAACAAAGGGAAGTTTATTAATATTACTTTTATTAACTGGCGTAATTGTTTACGCAGCTATGAAAAAAAGAAAAGGATCTATTGAAATAGGGCCTTTAAGAAGTGGCTTTAACCCAGAAGATATTTTAACTGACTACGAAAAAACAATGTTTGAACTATGAAAAACAAAAATTTAATATTATTGCTAGCAGCGGGCGCAGCTTATTGGTATTTCTTTATGTATAAGAAAAAACAAAATTTAGCAATTACCCAACCAGGTGGGCCAGAAGAAACACCAGGATCAAGCGCACCAGTGCAAGTTCAAACACAACCAGCAGTTGCAACGCAATCTGTTAGTATTGTAGATCAAATAATGGAATTTGGCGCACCAGCTAGACAATTAGAACATAGCCAAGACGAAGTTTATCAAACATATTACGCTAACCAGGTGAGCGGCATTAAACGTGTGGGCGTACCTTACACAATTTAATTTTCTTTTCACCTTTAATAAAAAAACAATGCCAAGTTTCAAACTTACAGCGGATCTTATAAACTACGACGTTAGCTTTATTACATACGATTTGAGCGGTTATGTAACAAGTAACTGTAACAGTATATTATTTATAAATTACGGATCTAACGCGGTGCAAATTGAAAGCGTAACGCTGCAACAAAACCAAAGTTTACAAATAGAAGGCAACCAGGGTGAATTTACAACCCGTCAATTTTTTGCAAAATTTATTGATACTGGCGGCTTCAACAATTTAGTAACTGTTAAGAAAAATTATATACTATAATGCCTAACATAGATTTATCCATATTAAACCAAAGACAGACGCCGGCGTTTTACGCCGATACGTTAGCCAATAGGCCCTCAGCTGGTTTTGTTGGTAGGATCTTTGTATCAACAGATACTTTTGCATTTTACCGCGATAACGGTACAACCTGGGATTTAATCGGTGGCCCTGGAACTGGTACGGTTACCGGTACTGGTGCAGCCGGACAAGTAACATATTGGAACGGCGCTAGTACAATTACCGGTACAAATAATTTATTTTATGATACTGCAAATAGTCGTTTAGGCGTTAATACAAATGCACCAACAGCAAGTTTGGACATACATTCTGCTAGTAATACAATAGCGCAATTCAACCAAACAGTTCCTACAAATGACACTAGAATAGTTTTTCAAAATGGTGGATCTAGTTTATGGCGTATTGGTAATTTGTACAATGCTGGTGCCAATGACTTTGAAATATTCGACGTAATAGGATCACTACAATCATTAACAATTAAAAAAACAACGGGCCAGGTATTAATTGGTACGTCAACAGTAGGTGGGGGAAAATTAGTCGTTTCAAGTGCAACGGCTGACAACGGCGTGCAAATAGTAGGCGCAAGCGCACCAAGTTTAAGATTAGACGACGCAGTTACTGGAGCAACAAAGCGCGCCGGTTTAGGTATTTCAACAGCGGTAAACAATTTTATCCAGGGTAGTGCGGATCGTGATTTTTGTATTTTTAATGGATCAACAACAGCAAGCCCAATATTATTTGGAGTTTACAACGGTACAAATATCCAGGAAGCAGCTAGAATAAGCACATCTAGAAACTTATTAATCGGTACCACAACAGACGCGGGGCAATCTTTACAAGTTAATGGTAGTACTTATATTGCAAGTAATTCAAGTATTGGAACAACAAGCGGAAATATTAGCGGACAAGGTGCAAATGTTAGATTGCTAACAATTCAAGGTGTAAGCGGTGATTGGGGTGGTGTAGAAGTTGCAACAACCAAAACAGTTGCTGGAAGTTTAATCGGTTTTTATGGTTTTGCAAATTCTGGTTTATCAGCAACATATAAATTACCTTCTTATATTGCATCTTTTATTGATGCTGGAGGAGTAACAAGTGGTGCAGATATAAGATTTTATACACAAACAAATGGAACTGGCGGTGCAAGTGAACGAATGAGAATTACAAGCGCTGGTAACATTGGGATTGGTACTACAACCCCAACAGATTATTCAATTTATGGTTTTGGACCAGTAATTGAAACTAGAGGTGGAGTTGGTGGAGTATTTATTACAAAAAATAGTACAGGAACAATTTTAGGTAGTTTATCAACTGATAGTGGAAATTCAGTGGTTAAACTAAAAGCAGAAACAAACCACGCTTTAGCATTTTCTACAAATGATTTAGAAAGAGGCAGATTTTCAAGTGGTGGAAATTTTCTAATTGGAACAACTACTAGCGGATCATCAAAACTTAGAATAGTAGGATTACCAACCAGTGCTGCTGGTTTAAGTTCAGGTGATGTTTATAGCAACTTAGGAGTGTTAACAATAGTACCATAAAAATAATTATATGCAAGCAATACAACCTTTAACCCTTTGGGTAAACGGAACACAACAAACAGCAACGCTTTTTAATTTACAAAGCATAAACGATAATTTAATTAACAGCGCAATATTTTACTGGCAGTTATTAGACGCCGACGCTGTTAAACTTGTTGACGGTAATTTAACAATGGACGAAGCAGATTATTTAATATGGAGCAGCGCCCAGGACGTTAACCAAGCAGCTTACCAGTGGGCCGCTTCACAGCTTAATATTACACTTGCCTAATTAATCTTTAAATACTAAACAATGGAAACCAAACAAGCACTAGGAATTATCAAACAAATTTTAGACGCAGCAAGCAAGAGCGGTTTATTTGAAAATTTAAACGCGGCAATGACAGCGGCCGACGCTTACAACGCAGTTGCTAGAGAAATATTAAAAAATGAAGACAATGACGACAGAACTGTTATATAGTATATGTGTTTTTATTGCCGCTGGTGGTGGCTTTTATTTTACAACCAAAAACCGTTTGGATAAAATTGAACGTGATTTATCCAGGCACAATAATACCAATACTGAAATATTAGATCGTCTGGCGCGCATTGAAACAAAACTTGATTTTGTAACTAAAAAATAATTTTATGTTCAAGAATTGGAAAACATCATTATTTGGCCTAGGTGCCGTAATTACTGGCGTAGCAACTGTATTAAAAGGCGACGTTCCTACTGGTATTACAGCCATTTTAAGCGGCCTTGGTTTATTTGCAGCAAAAGACGCTGACATCAATTTAAATAACCGTCCATAATGACAAGCCAAACCAAAAAATATTTGGTTATTGGAGTTGTGGCGTTAATCTTATTAAGCAGCACAATGGCAATAGGGGCAAAGGCCGAAGAACTTATAAAAAAGTTTGAAGCCGACGACATCAATAAGTACCTGGACGCATACATAGATCCCGTTGGGATTGCAACTGTGGGATATGGCTCAACTTATAATTACGACGCCAATAGGCCAGTAAAATTAGGTGATAGCGTAACCCAGGCTAAAGCGGTGGAATGGCTTAGAAAAGAAACCAAAGCCATAGTACCACAGATCAAAGCCCTAGTAAAAGTACCTATAAACCAAAACCAGTTAGATAGCCTAACAAGTTTTGTTTATAACGTAGGTATTGGAAATTTTAAAAATAGCACTTTATTAAGGTTATTAAATAGCGGCGCACCTAAAACAGAAGTGGCGGCCCAATTTGATCGCTGGAATAAAGGCACAGTAAACGGCCAAAAAGTAGCATTACCGG